CTCTTAAAACCTAGAGCTATGAAGTACTTCATAAATACTTTACGCTTACAATAGCTAGCAGCTCTTACGTTGTTCACTTCTTTGCTGCTACCCAATACTTTAATATAGTTAACCAACAACTATAACATATTATTGTTAGGTTATCATTAACTAATAGTTCGTTGGCACTACCTTCACCACATTCACTGCATACCATTCTTAAGCTCCTTACTCCACTTTATCCAACCCATTACGTTAGTCACCTGATACAGCAACTGTAAGGACATAGCCCAGTGCAACCCATTCACATAGTATACTATAGCAAAGGCAGTACATGATACCCACCATACAGCCCAACAATACCTATTCTTATTCATATTCAAGATTACAGCTACAACAGAGCTAATAAAGCCTAATATCTCTAATCCATGTATCCACCACATCAATCACCCCCACTAGCACTAGGCTTATACCAGCCATCACCCTTAAGGATGAATGCACCAGCACTTATAACTCTACGCATAACCCCACCACATTCACATGTATGTAGTGTAGCCTCATCATCTAACGACTCTAGCACCTCAGTGCATACATTGCACATAGGGCATTCATACTCATATATTGGCATTAGCTATCTCCTTCATTATAGCCTTAACACGACCTTCTATGTCTGCATACACCATATCCCAGCTTATTTGATGATCTATATAGTTCATAAACCTATCACTACTGATATTATCCACCTCACTAGCTACAGCCTCTAGGTGTCTACGTATAGACTTTTCAAGGTCATGCTTAACAAATCTATTCATACAATGCCTCATAAATAGTTATAGAATTCAGCCATTTGGTGGCTAATCTTGGGGTATAGCAACACGTTGGATGTACTATTAAGATAGTATAACCACATATTACAAACTCCTAGTTATGTATAGACTTACTGCTGCTGCTAGTACAGATAATACTGTTAATACTATTATTGACATCATGATTTATTACCCCTATATGCATGTTTTATATATCTTCTCTGAATGTAGTTACTAGGTTTTATGCGACGCCACAATCGCTTAATGACTAATGCCTCACGCACTAAATCAGCATAGTCCATTAGGTTGTACAATTTACGCTCAAATACATAGAAATATTTGTGCTCTATAGGCATATTCCATAGTTCGGCTATAGCATCTCTAAGATGTGGAGGTAGTTTAATCATTTACTAATTACTCCACGCTTTACGTTCTTTACGCAATAATGCCTTATGCTTCTCTACTAGTCTACAAGTAACTGCTTGTTTAATAGAGTGTAGACATGTATAACTACATGTACGGTGTAGTTCACCACAATAGTGATACTCTATAGCATTCCAATTAAAGAATGTGTTCTTACACCCAAACTTAGCACATTTAGTCAATTGCATTGAACTGTTCATTTGTAAATTCTCCTACACCTGTACTTGTTCTAACAGATTGACGTATCATTTCTAATATCTCATCATCTGTATACTTTAATCTTAGCTTATCATACAGCGTTTGTCCAGTCCTATGCTTATCTTTGTATAGGTGTGAGTTCATAGTTATGCCCTACCTTGTTTGTCTTGCTTATCAGCTAAGCGCTTCATACGAGCCTTTAAGCCCTTATCATGTGCATGAATCCAGATATCTTGGTCCTTCTCCATAGAGTCACACTCTTCTTTAGTCAAGAATGGTTGATGTAAGTCTCTCATATAGTTATATATCCACTTACCACGTTCTTGTACACTATGCTTAAGCTCTTGACCCTTACCGACATCACCACCACTATAGTTGTGGAACATTAGCAGTGTATTAGGGTGCATCACAAGCACATCGCCACACAATGCTAGCGTGCTGCCTGCACTATAGCTAGGGCTGTCAACATGCATCTCAACGATCGTAGGACATTCTCTAATGGCTGTTATAAGGGCTATTAGGCCATGACATGACCCACCAGGACTAGCTATGCGGAATCGGAAATACTCCTTATCTGGCTTACCATCGCGAAGCCTATTACATAGGTCAATATAGCTATGTGCGTCCTCAATCCCACCATAAATATATACATCATGTGCTGTTAATGAACTGGTTGGTGGTGGGCTTATATCTCTTGATTTGATTACAAATGCTTTCTCTGCTACGTCTTCATCATCGTCTGCTTTCATTGATGGGTTTAATAACATTGGGATATCTCCTAGGTTGTAAACTGGCGAGGAGGGGAAGGCCTATATTGTGAGCCTAGGCATTGGGCTTACGTCTCTGACTTCTCAAATACCCGTAGACTTCCCCATATCTCTTACTATAACTATAGCATAGCTACAATTATTTGTCAACCATACTCTTAACGCGCATAAGTATATCATACTATATTACACCAAGCTCATGTAAACGTTTACGACAGCTTAACATTTTATTAATACGATCAAAATTATTTACTATACTACCTAAGCTATCAGTCAAGTGTGAGATAGTACTAGCTATCTGCATGAACACACCGAACGCTATTGCACCACTAAAGTATATAGGTGCTAGTATAAGGTATGGGAAGATCACACTAATCTGGCCATAAAAGTATTGAAAGTATTGCAAGTGCTTACTCTTAACAAACATCTTGTGATTGTTACGGTGAACACGACCATAATCTAATCTAGTCAATGATTGTCTAAATGCAGCCTCTAACACCTGATTAACATAGTTAAGGTGTATTAATGGGTGCGCTATATAGTAACCTAAGCTAGTACCTAGTAAGCCGTATGCTGTAGGTATTAGTACATACAGTAACCCAGCATGATTATATATTGTGTAGATGTAGAACACAACTAACACCACTTGCATTAATACATACTGTAATAATCCAATAACCAGTAAAGGGTATTGTTGACAATCTTCTTGAATTCTTTGCTGATATCCTTCAGATTTGTGTACATCTTTAATCTTGAACGCTCTACGTGTTAGTATACGTCTCCAGTTTAATGCTATCTTATTTTGTAGGTATGTTTCAATACCACTGACTATACATAAGCCTATAGCTACTGCACTGAAAACATATAACAAGTGTAAGAAGCTTTGCAAGTGGCGATCGTTCACTGATTGCCAGAACGCCTCTCTCCACATTACTAAATAAGACGTACCGATTAAGTCTAGTATACAGAATACCACTAATAGTGAGAACTGTATTTTTAGGTTATATGTTTTCATCTTAGTTACCTACTATTGTTTTTTAACCCATTCATTATAACGTAGCGCTTCCCACTTACCTGCTTCGTAAGGGTGAGCTGCCTTATCTAGTTCATATAAGCCGTACAGTAAACCGATGGTGAATGGTACAACTACTACTAGAAGAATCGCTGTGAATATTAAAGTTAACATTTTTTAATCTCCTCTTGGTAAATCTAAATCATACTTATCTGCTTCTCTTGATTTAACTATAGCACAATCTATGAGAAAGTCAATGTGATATAAAGCCCCATCCTCTTTAACCTTCTTCATATGCCTAGAACTGTACAATAAGTCTATGAATTTAGTCGTTATCTTGTCCATTGTCTGACCCTCCAGTACATAATGTTGTTGTTTGTCCAGTACTTGCGTTAGTAGATGTAGTACATACTACTATGTTTGCATAAGCACTAGTTATAAAAAGTATTGTAACTAAAGCTAACCATTTCATTTTATGACCTCACTATTCTATAATTAATCTTCCACTCAGTACCAAAGTATGTTTGCCACTGGTGTACTGCCCTATTAGCATCAGTTAGTTTATCAACTGAATCAACTACTTCCCCACGTTTACGTGTGTTTAGTGGGTGCTTTGCAATTATTTGATAAGTCATGATAAAAACCCCTATGTTGTTACTTACACTTAGAGTATAGCACAACTATAGGGGTTATGGTTAAGGATTTATTAAGATGAGGATTTAGTTTATATTTAGGTTTAGTCCAATAACTATGTCTGAGGATTCAGCAACTAGAGCTAGTTCTTCTAGTACTACTTGAGCTTGTTTATAGGTTCCTGGTACTGCGATCTCTATAGTACCAGACGATACTAGTGTATTTGTAAGGTACGTTCTATGAGTCCTTAATTGGACTTTGTGCACAGTACAGCCAGCTTTAACTAGATACTTTACTATGTCATGAATACCATTATTGTTTGGTTCTGGTATCTCCACACTAACTGTGTATTGTGTGTACACATCAACTTCATCACCAGGTATTGTGTTAGGTTCGTAGTCATATGTTGTATTCAGTGAGTGGATCTCTTCACCTTTAGCAACTAACTGGTTAAGCTTCTTTAAGAATGCGGGCTGACTAGCCCATGTACCATCGATGTGCGCAGACATAGCAAAGTTAACACCACCCTGTACGTGCTGTACATCTGTTAGTGTAACTTTAGTTTTCTGTGCTGCTTCAAATAGTATTAAGAAATTCTTAGGTGTGTACTTACCAACTAATGATACAAGCATTAGCTAACCTCCAAACAATATAAAGCTTAAAGAAGTCATTAGTACAGCTATACCTACATATACAGCCAGCAAGTATATGGCATCTTTTGTATTTTCACTCATCTTAGTATACTCCTGAATTGTGGGCTTCTTCAGTCTTTACTTGCTCTAGTGCTTCCTCAATATCACTAAACGCCCATCGAACTGCGCCCGCCACTATCTCATAAGACATTAGTGTTCTAGGGTCCATCAAACCATAAGCTCCTTGACCTTCACCACGTAATGCACTCTTCAAGTTCTTTAATAGTGCTTGTGGATTAGGCTCTACAACCATTTCTAGCTGGTCTGAGACACTTAATCCGTCCATGTATAGTGCAGTAAGGCCCATTATCTCGTCACCTGTTAGGTCGTCCATAGAGCTTATAGTGCGTTTATGTGCAATCTCTCGCACTGCATCAACTAGTTGTGTGTTCATGATCTCTTAATCTCCACTTTAGTACTTAATAGTAACTTTAAACCTATAATTAATGCAAATACAGCCAACCAGTTAAGGAACGTGTATTGTATGTCTGTTCCAAAGATTTGGTTTATACCCCAAATCATTGCTAATGGTGTTAGTAGGTATAGTGTCTTAAACAAGATCACTAGACCGATAATTAATGTTGTTTTCATCTCAAATACTCCTATGCTATGATTTAACTATAGCACACATTACTTAATTCGTCTATTGTCGGTCCAATATCTCCCACAATCCTTGCACAACCACTGTTGTCTAACACCTGACCTAGTATTACGTGTCTTGTTCTTAATACGATTAGTGGACGCACAACCAGGGCAAGAGTCTTGATGACCTAACAATATAGCGCCTAGATGTAGTGGTAGCTTATTACAGTATGGTAGCATAGACCAGAAAACAGCTTGTAATTCAAGTACATCCTGCTCACAATATTTTACCATATGGTTTAAGGCTTTCTTATTACCTTTTTCTACATCAACCCACAGTTGGAACCCAGTATCCATCTTACCACCACGGCCAATTAAGGCAGATTTCCAGTCTAGTTTGTGGCTGGTTAGCCTCATGTTCTGTCTAGACATTTTTAATGTGTCTAGTGTAACAATATCCGGCATAGGGTTACTAGTTTGAGCCCAAGTCCTACCACGAATAACTTTGAAGTCGAAGCTATCACCATTTTGACCAATAAGTATTGGGTAGTCGTTAGCTATCTTGACAAACTCATTTAATAGTTTCTTGTCATCATGCTTACTATCCCAAATCAATGTTTTAGGCTTCTTCCAACCCTCAGCCATGTAGCTGATACAGATAATCTTCTTATCTTTCTCAACCTGGAAGTGGTTTATATTTTGCTTACTACCAATACAGTGAGCATATATATGTAGTAATGATGTTTCAATATCAACAAACAATACTTGATCTTTGAAACGTTTTCTATCTATAAACATTTACTTACCCCCTTCCTTACCGTATTGGCGTATCATTTTTAAAATCTTAAGTCGTAATTCCCTATTTTCAATACGGGACTGATTAGCTAGGCAGTGCATACCCTCACTAACAGCTTGCCCTTCTTGAAAACTTATACGCTGTAGTTCGGTTAGTCCCTCAGATATCTGTATATATAGTGGTTTATTATCCATTTTAATAATGCCCTAATAAATGTAATAAAACCTTTTCTGCACCATACTTTCTGACATAGTCAAGTAAAGATTCTCTGGTTAATCGATCAAGTGAAACTGTATGCTCCACACCCTTTTCATCAACTGCCCTAACGTATAGCTGGCAATGGATAGCCTGACTATCGTGTATCATAGGGTCAATTTTATAGGTTGGTTCATCTTTGGTTGCACGAAACCAGCCAAGTTTATTAAGTTCTAACTCTTCCTCTTTGGTCATGTCTGGTTGTGACCATCTTTGTCTAATTGTCATTTTCTTCTACCTCATGTTTATGTAACCTTTTTGGGACATTATCTAAGTTTATTCTACCACCTAACGCAAGCTTATTGAATTTTAGCTTATGGTAAAAATTAAATAAGATTTTAAAATCAGTAGTACCCTCATCTAAAGCCATTATAGCACCATATAGTCGATCCAATGCTGAAGTGTTGGATAGGTATGGATTACAGCAAGCGCTAATTAACCATAACATTCGGTATGATGCCTTAACCATTCTTTTCATCCCCCAACAACTTTAATAAAGTTTCTATGTTCATAAAACAAAAAGGGCCGTATGGTGTCTTTCTCCTATCAGCACATTCCCACACTACTATATCAGCTCCTTGTAAGAAGTCATAGAATCTCTTTGTAGGCTGATTATAGCCCTTCTTAGCCTGGATACGATAACCATTAACTAGTAGGTCAGTTTCTTTAGTTTCCCCTAGGGCGAGCCCATTAGAGCCCCAGGCACGTATTGCATCGTGACCTTGACTAGTAAATATCTTTACTAGATCAGATTCAAACTTCTTACCTTTTAAGGCTCCCTTATTCGGCATTACTTATTACCTATATTATCGTCTAAACCATAGTCTTCATCAGCTTTCTTAGGTGTTATGTAAGCATCATCTACCCACACCCGGTCTTTAGGATCGCCACGATCTGTAAGGGTATTTTCCCTTTTGTAGTGCCACATCGTATCTAGCTCTCTCTGCGCTAGTTCTGTTAAGGTCATCTCTCTAGGTACATCTTCTTGTTCAGCACGTAAAGCCCAGCCATGAGCATCACCTAGTTTAAATGCTTCAGATAGTGCAGCACTTAATTGTGTACGTAAATAATCTTCTGAACTATTGATGGTATTGTACTTGTCCATCACTCTTTCAACAATAGGATTAATCATCTCAACTATTGCTATTTCTAGCTGTACTTCTTTCTCATTCATAGACTATACCTCTATCAGTAAATTTAACACCTGGTTCTCTTTGGATCCACAAAAGGTCTGCGACTTCGTCAAACCTATCCAACACCTTCTTTTCTTCATAGGCTTTTCTAACAGTATACAACATCTCCTCTTCCGTGTCAAGCTTATCTAGTAAAGCTAGTGCTTTCATAGGACCTACACCTTTAAGTCCTGGTATATTGTCTGCTGCATCACCCATAAGCATCTGTGCGTAGAAAAATTTTAGGCCCCCTCCAAGTATCTTTCCACGCTTATGCTTAAACAGTTCTCCTGGATCAGTAAACCTGTAGTGAGTGTCAGTTACAAAGTTATAGTGAAGACCTGGTATCATTAATAGGTCCTTATCTATACCGCATATGATCGTCTTACCTTGGCCCTGCATTTGGGCTATACCCATAGCGTCATCTGCTTCACTACCACTAACGACCTCAGCACCCCAATGTTCTACCATATATTCTCTAAGTGACTGATAGTGTACTGGTTTAAGTGCTACTCGAGTCCCTTTATATGGTAGTGTCTTAGCTATGTCGAACCGATAGTTGCTCTTATCATTAGCTGTAAGGAACAGTCTATAGCTATCAGCCTTAGTACCATTAATTATTTTCATAATATTGGTCTTTATTAGGTGATAGCCATGATGTACAGGCTCTACTTCTAACGTATCGTCTACCTTTTTCTGTGTAGCAAAACCTACCCTATACGTCAAAATATCCCCGTCCACGAGTGCAAGCATTTAAAACCACCCATCTTTGTTAGCTTCACGTATTGCTAAGCAAACTATAGTTACTATAGCCGCAGCAGTAGCCCATTTAAGTACAGCCACTATAGCTGGACCACTAAACAATATTAATGTATCCATTAGTCTAACCCTAACTGTTTAAGTTCATCTTCAAACGCTTTCTTAAGCTCTTCATGCGTTTCTAAGGTAAGGTCTGGTGCTAGGTATGACTCTATAGCAGAAGACCTTTCTAATGTCCCACAACTGTGTAGTGGTTTAGATACTCTATTACAACTCATACACATAATAACCTCCTAAGGTGTTATCGGTATTCCTGATGGTGTACTTGTACCACCATAGATAGGTATTCCTATCAGCTGTTTGGCCTCTACCCACCCCATATAGTTCGATACTGGGTAATTTAGGTCAACTTTTCCTTCAAAATCTACAAGTAACGAGTTAGTACTAGTTGTATGTACTATAAGTGTCCGTATATCCAACCACACCTCATCCTCAACAATGTATCCACTACTACCTATTAGCGGACCTACTAAGAGAAAATTACCATACATATCACCAATCTGGCCCTGAATATGGGCACTGCCACTACTAATTTTTACATTACCACTGGTAGCAGTAGGTACAGGATTAGTTTTTTCTTCTGGCTTTACTGTTGTCATCCAACCCATTCTAGTATACTCCTAACTGTCATAACCAAACACTAAACGATAATCATCTATATCATAACCTAGCAGTATTTGAAAGGCTTGGTATAGGTCATTAATTCGTTGCTGGTCTGAATCTTCATAAAGTTCTAACTCCTCATTACGTAGCCTTTCCATCTGTGCTACGAAATTGTTAGCAGCTTCTTTGTAAGTCTTCGGATTGTCAACTATTTGTGGCATCTCTTTGACGTGCAACTTAAGTTCAGCCATAGTCAACAATCCAAAGGAGTGTTCAGCCCCTAGCTCCATTAACCCACTTACTTCATCAACATGACCTAGTGGGGTGGCTAGAGGGCCTAAGTCAGAATCACCCCTAACACCGCTAAGTATTCCAAATAACTGATAGTCCCTATTTGGTATTACTCCAGTTAACACAGTCTTCCATGACTGTGTTTCTGAATCATACTTTTGTAGGGCTGAATGTATATCGCACCCCATTTTACAGTTCCCCCGCCAATAGTTTAGCTTTTAGCATCTCTCCGGTTTGAATTACCATTGAGGCTACCTCTATCAAAGTACCTGTAACTACTCCAGCTGCCATCAATGTAGCGGCATTAGTAAGTGCATTACCTACTTGCATCCCTACTTCACGATCATTACTACCTACTTGTTTATGTGACGTAGTATTAGTTACTGGAGGTGATGCTTTAGTTGTACCGTCGTCCTTCTCTACACCTACTAAGTCTAAGTACCCCTTCTCGTTCTTATCCCAAGAAAGAACTACGGTATCACCGCTATAGAAGTTCTGTGTTATGTGATCACGCATTCCACGATCAATAACCATCTTCTCTTTACGTTCACCATTAACGGTGTAGTGTAGTACTGTAGCACTGTATGGCTTATTCACCTTAGACACTTTATTGACAGTACCCTCTATCAGGTCAATGGTCGCTATCTGCTTATTCATCTTTAGTCTCTCTCCTCTTTGGTTTCACGCTCTCTTTAAGCACCTTATTCTCTAACATTAGTGCTTCATTCTTCTTTACTAACTTATGCATATTCTCTTTAATATCATTTAAATATTCTTGAGTTGCATCTAAGTCCTTAGCTAGGTGAAAGTAGCTGTACATAAATACGCCAGCCACTAACACTATCATAATGGACATAAGTATCATACTATGTACTCCTTATCGTAGTTCATTTGCTCTAGCTCTACCCCCTTCCCCCACAACTCTTCTAAATAGTGTAAGGTCTCCCTAGCGCTGTCTCCATCAAGTAGTTGGTCATTATTGTTATAATGCCTTAAAACCAACGTATTGTCAAGGTCAAAATCCACTCTATGCACCTCAATGTGCGGAGTGTAGTAGTTTAAGCTATGCATTCTAGATAGTTTCTTCCTAATACCCACCACACCTTCATGGTTGTGAACATCCATTACCTGGTAGTGTGGCATATGTTCCTCTAGAGCGACACTAACCATCTTGAAGTCACGAATAACTTTAGGTGATAGGAACTGTAGCATAAAGCTTTCATCCCTGTAATTCTCCATTACATGCTTTAATGTGGGTAGCCACGGAGTATTAGCTATGTCTGGGAAATACTCTATATCCTCAGCTGTAGGCTTCTCACAAATACGCTTTAGGTCAGTAAACATAGCAAACCCTAGTGCGTATGGGTTGAACCCACTATAGTATGGTGACTCTAAACTTTGTTGTGCAGTAACACCACAGTGGCTTACTAGGAACTCCAGATAAGAACCTTCTGTAATGTAGTTAAGTTCCCACAATCTACCCATTATATGGTGGTGGCAGAACGATGCCCACCCTTCATTCATGACCTTAGTCTGCCTTTGTGGGTAGAAGTACTGAGCAACTGTACGCACTATGCGAACTATCTCCTTTTCCCACTGCTTTAGAGTAGGCGAGTTCTTCTCTATAAAGTATAGTATATTCTCCTCTGGGAGTACAGTTTTATGATCCTTCTTTAGTTTCTTAATAGTTTCATTAACATACTTCTTCTCTTGTCGTAACAGGTCACTAGGTAGTGTCTTATCTAATTCTGTGAAGTTAGACTCTAGATATTCGACCCATTTATCTACACGTTCCTGTTTTTCATGTACTTTTTTCTTATTAGATTTCTTATACTTATTAACGCCATAATCACTTAGTGAATGGGCAGCATCTAGTAGCGCCTCCACTCTCTCTTCACCATACTTTTGCTCACACATAGTTATGTATTCTCTAGCGTATTGCAAATATGGTACTATAGTTTTAGGCTTAGTCCATTCCTTAAACAAGTAATTGTTAGCAAAGAAAGAACCATGACCAACTACAGCATGTGCAAGTACTAGTGCCTGCATTGTAGCACTATTATTTTCCATGATGTACGTAATCATTGGATCGCTGTTAATAACCATCTCATAAGCTAACCCAGAGTTACCACTACGGTATGACTCCTCAACCTGTATAGCCTGCTTACCTAACGACCAGTGGTGGTACATTAATGGCATACCTGTTGTACTGTAGGCATCAATCATTTGTTCGTACGTTACGATCTCAAGCTGTGGATCGTAGTACTTAAGCCCTAATTCCTCGGTACCAATCTTATTAATTACTTCCCACATATTCTTGATGTCTTGAACATCCCACTCACTACCTGTGAATAGTGGTTTCTTAGCTCTTTTAATCATACTGCACCGCCTTTTTCAAATAGTTCATACAGCGCCCTATAAACATTCAAAGCATCCATACAGTATACAGACTTAATGTTCTTGTACCGATCCTCTAAAGGTCCGTATACGTGGCGTAAGTCTCTAGCATGTGGTGGCCTTGATGGTCCCGTTATGTTAATGTATGACATGTACTGTACATTTGGTAGAATTTTATTCTCTAACAAATTAATACATTCTGCATTGTCCTCGTCCCAATTATCACCATCAGATGCCTGAGCTATGTAGAAGTTGGTACTAGACGTATCGTACCGATCATCCATAATCTCAGTTACTAGCTTCAGTGCAGAACTTACTAATGTCCCACCAGTTTCACGACTGTAGAAGAAGTCATCTTCATCAACCTCACTAGCTTCTGTATGGTGCTTAATAAATATTAAGTCTACCTGTCTGTAAGTCTTCTCTAGAAATAAGTGTAACAGTAGGAAAAACTTCTTAGCGATTAGTTTCTCTCTCTCACCCATAGACCCTGACACATCCAGTATACAGAACATTACAGCACGTTTATCTGGCTTTGGAACCATTATAAAGTTCTTGTACCTTAAATCTACGTCATCCAAGTACGCTGGCTTCTTGTCTGGATCTTCAGCCCTACTAGCTATTCTGCGAGCAATAGCATTTTCAAATGTCTTCTTAACACTCATCTGTGCAGGTATACCATCTCTAGTATAGCCTGCTCGTTGTCTGGCAAAGGAGAAGGACTTCTTTAAGCTCTTCTTAACAAAGTTAGGTAACGCCATACCTTCGAAGAATAGGTCTAGGAATTCCTCCCTAGTTAGTGTAAACTCGAAGTCATCTTCACCACCGCCACCATTACCAGGGCCAGAACCTTGGCCCTGACCCTGACCACCTCTTGGCCTAGGAATTGTGTCCCCTACTTTCCACTTCTTGTTACCTGGGGCAACTACATCGTCAAACCCTGTGTCCCTGTCTGGGCGGAAGGTAGGCTCTTGAATCATATCTTTCCTAACCTTTACCTTACCGCCTGACTTATCCTTTATAGATCGGTTCTTTATCTGCTCATCTATCGATTGCTTCAAGTATCGTTTGTTACGTTGAATAAATCTCTTTCTGTTCTCAGATGATTTATTCTTGTCAACTCGTCTACGATCTATAATTGTACTCATCTACTACCCCTTACTGACGGCTTACACGCAAGTGCCACTCAACAACACGCTGTACTTGTCTCTCAGTATAACCCATCTCGACCATCCTGTCAACAAAGGCTTTATGCTTAGCTTTATCATCTTTGTTACCGGCACCGTTGAACGAAATTACAGGTAATAAGTCCTTAGTCTTGTCAAACATGGTTTGTTCAATAACCATCTTCAACTTTTCGTAAGATCTCCAGTCTGGGTTTTTACCCTTGTTCTGTGCCTGGTATCTTAAGCTAAAGTTTACCACCTCATTACGGAAGTCTTTAGGATTACTGATTCTAGCAGGCTTTTCAAGGCCTGTAAGCTCTTCATCCAACGCCGCACGGTTATACATTACCCCAGTGTCAGGGTCTCTGTAGTCCTCATCTTGACACCACTTATCAGCAAACATAATGTATCGATCGAACAACGATTGCCCAAACTCGTGGTAACTATCCAAGTATGCGGTCTGAATATCTCGACCAACCTTTTTAGCATACTCTTTAGCAATGTGTTGGTTTAAGTAACCTAACATATTTTCTAATGCTTCTCTAGATGGTGCATCTTGAGATATGTTCTTCTCAATCATGTACAACATATGGATAGGGTCAGCAGCAACCTCAACTTCATCAAAGTTGAATACATCAGCTATAATCTTATACGCTGTACGTGTAGACACACCACTAAACCCTTCCTGAGCATTGCTTTTGAATGCTAAGTCTTTGTATTCCTGGTATGACCTACAATCTACGTTAGACTTCTTCATATCTACACCATCATACACTTGTACTTTAGTGGCAGCTTCAGTACTGCTACTAGCATCAAGTCGTGAAGATACTACGAATTCAGCCAATATATCTAGAGTATGTGGTGCGCAAGGAGCATCTTTCAAACTACTAGACTTTAAGAACTTCTCATAAATCTTTAACTCTTCAGATTTACGTAAGCAATAAGGTACTTTAATCACATACACACGATCCAAGAATGCTTCGTTAGATTTGTTACCTTTAAATGCATCCCACTCCGATTCGTTACTGTGAGCAATGATGATTCCGTTAAATGGTATGGCTGCTAAAGCTTCTGTACCCTTGTAGTTATGCTCTTGTGTAGCAGTTAACAATGGGTGCAAGATTTTAATGGGTGCTTTAAACATTTCCACAAACTCTAGCATACCTTGGTTAGCTAGACATAGTCCACCACTATATCTGTACGCGTCTGGGTCATCCTGTGCGTAATGTTCCAACTTCCGTATGTCCAATTTACCGACCAAGGCCGATATATCCTGGTTGTTGTCATCTCCTGGCTCCGTTTTACAAATAGCTATCTGTTTATCTCTAGAAGGTGTAACTTTAACTACTTTAAATCTAGCGATATCACCTTCATACTCATCTATACGTTTAGTTGCCCATGGTGATGGTAACATTGTAACTAACTCATTACATAACCCCATCTCTTTACGGTGATCTTCTGGCAAGATACCTAACGGTGATTCAAATACTGGGCTCATCTTACCATTTTCATCAGCCAACACATAGATAGGTTGTGACTCCATAAGTTTTTTTAACCGTTCGGCTAAAGAAGACTTAGCACTACCTACTGGACCTAGTAAGTATGCAATTTGTCTAGATTCTTCAAGACCTTGTGCAGCATGTTTGAAGAACGACACAATACGGTCTACAACTTCCTCCATACCATAGAAGTCTGCAAACGTTGGGTATGTACGTATTTGTCTATCACCAAATAGTTTGCGTAGCTTAGCGTCTTTCGATGTATCAACCATAACAGGTTCACCGATAGCTTTTAGCATACGTTCCGCTGGAGTTGCTGCCACTGTCTTGTCCGCTGCTAACAGTTGCAAGTACTTCTCCAAAGACATGGTCTCTGTCTTGTTCTTGTCATACGCCTTTTTTACATCATTTAAAATACTCATCATTTACCCCTTTATTGGTCGATCGTCTAAATCTTTACGCTTTCTCTCTGTCTGTGTAACTATCATTCCTAAATTTAGCATAGCCTGTTCTATGTGCCTAAGTCCGGATTCCTCATCAATATCAACACCTTTTCGCCATGCTAGTAGGTGTCTCATTGCCGCCGCATAACTAGTTAAGTATGGTATTCCTTTTTCCCAATTAAACGAATCATATTTTTTAGCACCGTAAGTTAAAGGTCGTGCTAAAGCCTCTATCATCTCACTAGGTACTAACTCCATCCGTACCTTACTATCTAAATGTTTTAATGCACCCGATTTCATCTCTTTTAGTTTGAACTTCTCACTCATCTAACCCCCCACAACAGATTCAGACTCCACATACACTATAGGGATGTGTAAGCGTTTAGCCTCTTCGATTTCAGCAGTAACACCTACGCTAACATCCCAACCATCTAACATTAATACTCTTAATTCATCACACTTTGAAAGCATCAACAAGTCGTGCTCTCTCCAAAACTCCCAATTAGTAGCTAAATCAAGCACTTTACTGTATTGATGACTCTCTGTAATTGGTGACCATACATGTAAACCTTTCATGACCATATCGGCCGCATAGATTGTAAGTGCGTGTTCTCTAGCATTCATAACCCGTTTACTTTTATGTGTGTAAGGTCCAGCTAGATATATAAGCTTTTTCTTAGCTTGTCTAGCTTCCATCGCTGCCATAACTACATATTCTAAACCAAACATAATTACCACTCCACCACTATAGCTCTAGTGTTAACGGTTGATCTTCTTACAGTATATCCTAATTTTATTAAAGTATTCTCTACTTCTGATATAGTCTTTTCCCCATCTGATGGACTCATATTGTAGTATAGTGATGTACTACCAACCTTTAGCGCCACAACCCTACATTCCTCTAATATTTTTTGTACTATGGCATCAACTTGTGGTGCAAACTCATCTGATAGTTTACGCATTTCTTTAGCTGTTAACATATTATTTAGTCTCCTAAAGACCGTCTTAACTTTTTCAATCTTCCGCACAAAGTCACGTAATTTATCCCATATTGCCGAGCTAGTGATTTCCTACTTTCTTCTTTCAGTTTAGCATAAATCTCTTTTATTGTCAACTCAGAAATTTTAGTGTGTGGGTGTGTATCACCACTAGGGTGCCTCGATCGACCCTTAGATATCATATCATCACTATTGTCTTTTGCAGTACCTACAGACAAATGTTCTGGATTTACACAACAAGGTGTATCACATTTGTGCATAATACAGTAGCCTTCTGGTATAGGTCCGAGATGTAATTCATAAGAAAGCCTATGTGCCGACTTAAAAACCTTACTACCAATACCGAACCTACCGTATCCGTCCATAGTTTTGGCCCCTATCCACAGCCAGCAAGTTGGGGTTTTATATATCTTATCGTTAAATCTTTTTAATGTAATCTTATCCACTATTTAGTCTCCGCCCAACTTTTACCGATCCCGATGTCTGCTACCATCGGAACATGTGTTTCATATGTATTTGTCATACATTCCTGTAACAATTTTACATCCTTATCCGAGTCTTTGGACGTTAAACATATCTCATCATGAACTGTTGCCCTAACCTCTAAACCTGCTTTATAGGCGTTCTGTAAGGCTTTCATAACTTGGTCAGCTGCACTACCTTGAATCAACTTACTAAGCCCCTTGCGCCCCTTTGGGTCTCCTACAGGCTCTTTATTCAATCTTCTACCACCTATAGTCTCAACGAACCCTCTGTTGTTTAACATACTAGATGCTGAATCCTGCAACTTCTTCATAAATGGAAACATACTATGGTATTGATCTAGTAGTGCCTTACCCTCTTTACCAGCCACTAGAACATTATTACCATCTGGGGTCTTCCAGTATTCAGTAGGTAGGCCTAAACTAGTACATAGCTTACCACCACCCATCCCGTATGATAGACCTAAGTTAATGGTCTTAGCATAGGTTCGTCCCTGCTTACACTTTTTACATTCTCCACATTCCTTACTACATAGGAAGCCTACCATTGAGGCTACCTTAGAGTGATAGTCCATGTCGTGGTCCTGATTCCAAGCTAGTACAACCTCTTCTACACCTTTTAAACGCCATGAACTAGCATAGTGTACCTGTAGGCGTTGCTCTTGGTTAGAGTAGTCGGCCGTTATCCACACCTTACCTTCTGGTGGTATGAATAGTGATCTACAGATAGGACCTAATACTGGATCCCTAGCTGGTATCTGTTGCATGTTCATCTCATAGGATCCAGCACTATAGGCACCAGAAGTAAATCGTCCGGTCTTAGTAGCCCCTAATACGTGGAAGGATGGGTAAATAATACCTACATCCTTATCGGCAAGTCCTGTCATTTCCTGGTAATCAATAGCCTTAGCTACAAAGCTATCCCTAATCTTAGTAATTTTACGTACTTCCGTAAGTAGTACACAAGCTGGGTGTGTTTGTTCCTCTAACCACCCATCACCTATACTTTCATTACCTTTAGATGTTATGTTAAAACCAGTTATTCCGATCTTCTTAAATGCAGATATAACTTGCTGCACTGAGTTAGTGTTAAACTCCACCTTACACACATTAAATAATTGCTTAGTTTTCTCTTCTATAATATTTCCTAACTTCTCATGTGCTGACTTTGCGGCAGCCAAATCTATATTTATCCCCCTAGCCTTAACTTCAATACATAGCTTTATTAGGTCTGAGTATATTTCTAGGTCAACCTCTTCTAGATGGGGTATTAGGTACTGATATAGTGAATGTGTTGCGTCTACGTCATAGTTAGCATACATACCAACTAGATCTACTGGGAATAAGTCCATATGTGTTTTACAAAACTTATCCATAACGGAGTCTGTAGGTCTGGTGTGCTTGTTTATGTCTCTAGTCTCTTTAATGTGTGCTTGGTAGATACCCGTATCCCATGCATAGTCCCACAATAGGCTACTATTCTTTACTACTGGTAGTTCGAACTGTGTACCTAGATTAGCTAAGCTATAGCTAAAGAAATCCTGGTTGTGTAGTTTAGCCATAATCATAGTATCATATATAGTATAGTCTCTAAGTACAAACCTGGGGTCATCCTTAAACAACACCATCAAACACCCTACGTCATAGGCTGCGTTATGCATAACTAGTTCATGATGATCTAGTACTACGTCTTTTAAGTGTTCAAGGTCGGTGACATATACAGTCTCGTGGTTGGCAGACTCTTTAATGGAGGCACCCAAAAGTTTAAAGTCTTCTTTCCCATGATTTAGTGCAAATACCCAACCAGCACCAAAGCCTAGTGTTATGTAGGGATCTACTGTTTCAAAGTCTATTGTAAGCATTGTGCCCCCTTCTGCATATAGTAGCGTTGATCTTCTTTATCCCAAACCCAGCCATACCCTACAATAGGTTCTCCAAGATTGTGCTTTGATATATCTAGTTCTAAATATCCCCTAATCTTCCCTATAACTCGCATATCGCTAAGCAATTTGTCTTGATACTTTAACCTACTACCACGAATCCTCATAGCCACAAACTCCTAATCCTTAGATCTATATTTTGTATCCCTGGTTGTAGTGATTTCTGAAGATCTTCTTCTAACATCGCCACAATGTAATTTCTTTGTGATTGTAGAATTTCGATAAAATCACGATACCGATCAAGTTTATGTAACAGCTCACACTCTCTACATTTAGTCATAATTCAAGTCTCCCAGTGTCGTAGTTATAGTACAAGCTAAAGATTTTACCTTCATTGCTAGAGTCTATCCGTGTTTTTAAAAACTTAACCTTTAACTGCCTGTGTTCTGTATAGTCCTCTGATACCCGATTTCTGGCCAACACAAGTATGAAGTCTGCAAGCTTCCGGACGGTACCGGACCCGTAGATATTCTCCAACCTAGGTATCCGTCCTGATTCCCAATGCATACCGGGCTTGTTTAGATTCTCGTCCATTTCATCAGCTGACTGTTCGTCGTTCCCATACTTTTTAGATGTTGATACATATGCTTTCATACCTATTTTATCGGTTGCTAAGTGAGATACTACAAATAGTGTGATATCTAGTTCTTTAATGATAGAGAAGAACTTGTTCATCACTATACCTACATACTCAGAATCTCGAACTGACTTACCATCTACTTTAGCACCACTACATAGTGCTGTCAAGTTATCTATGATTATGAACTTGACCCCATGACGTTTTGCAAGATACTTAATATTGCTAATGACGTTATCAAAGGACAGATCACTAGTATTAGTATTGTAAAGAAAGACTTTATCCTGAAGATAATCAATTTCTTTATTAATGATCTCCTCATCCCACCAAGTGTTGGTAGGTATGTGGAGCCTTTTGTTAACTCGTCCACCTATAAGCCTCCTAATTGTATCGTCTGGTTTCTGTTCTAGTGAGAACATACCTACTGGTATACTTTGATCAATCATGTGGAATACTAGTTCTTTTATAAACTCAGTCTTACCTACACCCTCAGCAGCAGCCAGTACATATATCTCACCTGTACGGAATCCGAAGGTGGTGTCTGTCATAGGGGCCCATGGCCACTTTATACCTGCTGTAGGCTTAACTAGTACCTGCTCTCTTATGTCCTTAACTTCTAGAATAGTGTTAGGTCGTATAGATTGTGCGTCCCACATAAACTTTTTAAGCTTATCACCCTTACCCTGCAATAGCATGTCGTTAGCGTCTTTCTCCGGTAACTTACATACACGAACCATACCATAATCAAATATTGGTAAGCAATCTGCTAGTGCCTTTTCCCCTGCCTCGTCATTATCAAAGCACAGTATAACGTCTCTCCACTCTGAGAGCCATTGCATGTTTTCTACTATTTGTTTCTTAGCACTTTGTGCCCCTTTGGTTACTGATATTGCAGGTATACCAGTTTCTTGGTACACTACCATTGCATCAAACTCACCTTCTGTAACCACTACAGACATATTTTTAGATGGTTGGAATGCATTTTGACCGAACATTATATCAGTCTGGGTGGAATTAACCCATACTTGACATTGCTTCTCAGCCATTAGTCTAATCTTTTGATCTATAACTTTACCATTCTTATATATGGGAAATAGTACCGCTCGTTCATTAATGTATTCCTTCTTCTTCATATAGCCGTTGTAGGCTAGTACTTCTACACCATACTTTTCACATGTTTCTTTAGCGATCTTCCTATCTGTTAGGGGTACTATCGTACCCTTTTTAAGGTTGCTTGTTGGTGCTCCCTTAGTACCACTAGAGTACTGGCAGGCGAAACAGTAGGTTGAATCATCTTCATATACTACTAGGTTATCACCTGCACGATCTCCTTCTGGCCCACATTGGGGGCACTGCTCTTTTCTCACGGCTCTACCCATGTAACACCTCTACTGTTATTGACTGACTAGGTCCTGTAACCACTAAAGTCTTAGATCCTAACTTGTAGTGTAATCCGCTAAGTTCTAGGATCTCGACTAACTCTTCTAACGTCATTAGTCTAGTGAACTTCTTTTGGTACGTTAGTTTAATAGTCTTCATCGTCGTAATCATCCGTTTCATTTTTAGAACTCACGATAACGTCAACCAATTCATCAGTAAGATACTCAACCTCTGTTAAGGTATCTGGATCTAAGGTATCGGCCTCATGATCCAGTATATCCGCAATGTTACGTAAACTATCTGCTAGGTCTCTACCGACAGTACTCATGTTTACTGACTCCCTAATCGTTTATTGATTTCGTCACCATTTAACCAAACCTCGCCACCAGACCAAATACTTTCCTTCTCTTCTTTAGTCAGGAACTTACATTTATCAGTCAAGATTTTGGCAGCATGTAACAATGTACCATCCATACTATTCTCCTCAGGATTAATGATAGCACCTTCTGGACCCTGAATAGTGTGGAACATTATTACAGAATTGTCGGATAGGTCTACCTTATCCGCAGAACAAAGCATTACAGCGGCCATAGAAGCCGCAAAGCTCCCTACATGATATACTACCGTACCATGTGATTCTTGCATCGCAACAGCTAAGTCATTACCATGGATGACTGAACCACCAGGGGATGACATATATATATCTACTCTCTGCCCGTAGTGAGCCTCTCTAAGTACAGTTAGAAGTTTAAAGTATTGTGCATCTCCACCAACTTCACCATAGTACTGAACCATTATTGGCCTTGTGTTGAAGTATTCTTGTATACCTGCGAACACTAGCAGTGTAAGGCCTAGCATAGTTAGTGTTGTTTTTAACGTTGTTTTTAATAAACTACTCATCTTTATGTACCCCTTCTATTGCTTTAAGACACCGCTCTCTTACTGCCTCCAAACCTATATCGTCCTGTATCCCTAAATAGTAGCAGTAATTATCAAAAGTCTGTGACTTAATAAACTCTGCGTCACCATCTTCTACCGCTAACTTTATTACTGACTGTAATAACTCTCTATATCCTCTAGTACTCATTACTAACCCCTACTCATCTTTTTAAGTCTATCATGAATATCCTTACCTGACAAGTACACTTCGCCACCATTATCCATAAGCTTTATCTCTTTTTCAGTTAAGAAACCACAATCTCTAAACGTTTGGTCAGCCCTATCAATGATAGCCTTATCTCCAGGATCTTTAGGATCTAACGCCACCCTCTTACCATCATCATCAACATAGAACGCCATGTGCCACATTAGCGTTGCCTTAGGGCCTATTACATAGTTTGGTGCTTCACATACAATGTTGGCGGCCATAGAGGCCGCCCACTCATTGACAACCACCACCACTTTAGCCTTACTATGTTGCATAGCTTCAACAATATTGTAACCTATATCTACCCTACCACCATCAGAAGTCATGTAAATATATACTTCATCCCCAGGGTTGGCAGCTTCTAAAGTCTTTATAGTGACTTGAGCTGTATCATTATCTTCTATATCACCAACATATGCTATCGATATTCTTAAGGTGTCAGCACTGGCAATAAATACTACCGCCGCAAGACTTAATAATGTCATAATTCTTTTAAACATATCACATACCTCACTACCTTATACTTTGAGTATAACATAGGTTTTTACTTTTTACAAGGCAATAAAAAAGGCCGCATATAGCGACCTTCTAAATTTGTAAAACCTAAGTTATTGTTCTGTATTGTTTTGTGTAGCACCTTTAGCACTAGCCCTACCTACAAGGTTGAATAGTTTTTCAGCTGTTTGTTCTGCTGATGCTTTAACACCTACAATTTTTGATAGTTCCTCTCCCCACTTCGGGTTAGAAATTAGTTCAATCATAGCTTTGTCATGCATCCCAAATATGTCTTGCATATTAGATGGGTTAACTGTTGCTGTCTGTATTTTAGTAGCAGCAGTGGCGGCACTACCTCTAGCTTTCTTTGTAGATAGTGATGCAAACTTACTTTGACCAATTCTAGATAGTACAGTTTGTAAATCCTTAGCTCGTTGTATAGTTTTCTCGTCAGCACCTGCACGTGTTAAGTCTTTAAAGAAAGATTCTGAATTTTCCTTAGTACCGAACCATGCTTTGCGTATTGCTGAAGATGTAACCTTCCCCGACTCATTGGCACTAGCTGCAAGCTTATCTTCTAGCGTTTTTTGTATTATTAGTCGTTGTGCCTGTGTTCTAGCTTTTGAGTAGGTAGGTGACACCTCATCAGCCATATTTATTAGCTTACTACGTAGATTTTCCACGGCCTTGGCTTCCCCAGTGTCTCCAGCCTGTACTAGTGAGTTTATCTTACCATCTAACTGAACCTTAACTTCCTGCAATTCTGCTATAGTTCCTTGCTTAGGTGCATCTGGCCCAAAATCAGACGCAATAGCTTTTCTAATTTTCAGAAATATTGGGTACTGCTCTAGCTCTGTAAGTTTAGTCTTAGGTACCACTTCCCTACCTGCTGCTTTGTATAACTTATTCACAGCCTCTCCGGCAGCTTCTTTACCTTCCGGTATCAATGATCTAGGTATACCTTCTGCTAGTTCTTGTATCTGTTTTTTACGTTTACTAACTATACCTGACACAAGATCACGCCCTTTATCAGTTACTTTAAGCCTAGCTTCATCGGCCAGCATTGTAGGGTTAGCTGTAGTTTCTCCAGGTGTTAGGTGTATTCCTGTTCTACTAACAGCCCCTTGCGCCTCATTAATTACTGCTGGTTCGGCCTTAGCAACCTGAGCGGCTACATCATTAGCAACCTTTCCAGATCCACCAGTTACCCAATTTTTTACACCACTAGATATGACAGGTACAGAGGCAGTAGCGGCACCTATAGTACCACCTATAGCAGTATTACCTAATCTTTGGGCTGGATCATTACCTTCAACATATTGGGTGTTACCTATAGCGGCACCCATCCCAGCAGCTTGACCAATCTTACCCATAGCGGATGTTGCCGTACCTCCGGGCATTACCAAAGCTGGAGCAATAGCACCTATACCATAACCACCCATAGCGGCTACTGGATGTGCTTCTTTAGCCTGAGCATACCTAGCATCAGAATCATGTTTTACGTTAGCGGCAATATCTTTAGTTTGTGGGAACTGCGGCATACCTACTTGAGCTATTCCAGCTGCTTGATCGGCTATTGCAGATATCATACCTTGTAAAGCTGCTTTAGTAGGGCTCATTGCGGCTAGTTCTTGTACTTTAGCTTGTTGCTGCTCTGCCTGTGCTTGTTCAGGCGATTTAAATGTTGCAGGGTCAAACTTAGAGGCATTCACTGGTAACGAATCCGGTGATTTATATGTGTTTGGATCAAATGCCATTATTTACGCATCCCCTTGTTGTATATGTTTAATATTTCTTCTCTTGTCCAAAATGGTCGTAGAGTGTTAAAGGAAAACCACCTAGTAGTGTAGCCACACCTGAGCATATCGCCAAAATAGGTTTTACCATCTCTAGGGCTGGCCCACTCATTACCGTACTTCTTTGGGTGAGGTAGTTGCCAGTCTTCATAACCCATATGAAGCATAGTCTTTACTGTACAACGTTCGCGTCGATGCTCTTGCTGTTTGAAGGGTTTGTTACTTTCACAACAAGTTATCGCAGATATGGGTGTATGACGACGGCTTCTGGACATTGTCTAGACTCCTTTAAAATCCTTCAAATACCTTTGTATGGCTTCACCACAAGATATAGGTTTACCCTTATTCATTAAGTACAGTGGGTTATATTCAGGCTTAGAACCAATTATAGCCCTTGTAACAGATCTTCTAGGGTCAGCTGATACTAGGCCACCAGCACCACCTAAACCAAGGTTATGGGCCATATAAACCATTCCTGGTAATGGATCTTTACCTAGCTTCTTCTTTAACCCAATAAAGTTAAAGTTAGCTAACCTTATGGCTGCGTCCGTATTCTCTTGTGGGTTTAACCTGTCACCATGCCCGAAAGTCTTCCAAGTACCGCTAGAGAACTGGAATAACCCTTTACAGTTGGTACTAGATACGGCGTTAGGGTTGTACCTACTTTCAATATAGCACATTCGGTCAAAGAAGGCAACAGGTAGTGGGCTACCAACAATCTTAACTCGGTCTGCAATTAGTTTTTGTACTTCCACCTTATTCACTACTTAACTCCAGAAAAAGCGTTTCTATAGTTCTCCAGGGCTTGACGGGCTGTGATAGTTTTACCACCCTTCCCTTGTAAGAATCTTGGATTATGTGCAGGCTTAGAGCCAATTAGGGCCTTAGTTACTGGCATGTTAGGGTCAGCAGACATTAACCGTAGTGCACCGTATGGTCCAATATTGTGTGCTGCATATAACTCTCCCATACTTGGAGATCTTCCAGCCTTCTTAGATAAGTAGTTGTAGTTGTCGTTAGTAAATTTAATGGCCGCTTCTGTGTTGGATACAGGATTTAATGGATTACCAGTACCGTACTGTTTCCAAGTTGATCCAATAAATTGATATAACCCTTTCGCACCTGTTGATGATACAGCCGTTGGGTTGTACCCTGATTCAATCTGAGCCATTTTGTGAAAATATCCAATAGGGATCGGTGTACCTAGTTCCTGAGTTTTAGCAGTTATCATATCTTTAATGTTGTCAAGTTTAGGGAACCCATCAAGTTTATATTTAGTTAAGCCATTTATAGTTCCTGGTATATCATGACCAACAGGGTCTACTAGTGGGGCTTGTGGCAAGTTGGCCATAGAGGCCAATTGTTCGGACACCCCCACACCACTACCTGGGGATTCTTGTGGTCCCATCAGTGATTGTTGATATTTCACAGCTTCGGCCTGATATCCTGGCATACCGACTGCCGAAGACCTAATACTTCCAGGTACCCCACCAAAATTGTCTACAGAACCTTGGTAGGTATTTTTTGGTATCCGACCTTCCAAACCTTGCAACGGCTCACTGTTTCCATCACCAAAAAGTTTACTTAACATTTCAAACATTTTCCAGTCCCCTATACAAACAGTCTTTGATAATTATTTAGTGTAGTACCTACATTATTGTAGGTTCCACCTGACATAGTGTACTTACTATATTGTGGTTGCCCAAGGTCATAGCCACCAACTAGGCTAGGATCTAGCATAGTATCTCTTGGAGTTATTAGAAGTCTATGTGCGGCATCAACACCCATCGTATTACCCATATATACTTCATACTGAGTAGGTGGGCGACCTAACTTCGTCTGTAATTGCTGATATGTATCGTTTGACATATTTATGTAGGCACTTATATTACTATTTGTATCTTGCATATCCCCACTACCGTACCTATTCCACTGATCACTAGACATTTGATATAGCCCCTTATTACCGGAATTGGTATATCCAGTAGCGCTGGCAGCCTTAGCATAGAAACTTGCATCAAAAGGTGACTTAGTGTTTGCTAAATTTTGACTAATAGTACCCATCAACGGGTTAAGCTTAGGGTCAGATACATTTGGGTTCATGGATGGACCAATAGGGTCAGTTAAGGTAGATACCCTACTAACAGGTTGTTGATCTCCCCAAACTAAGTTGCCCTGCAGTGCTTGCCCCATCAAGTGTTGTTTTGTTGCAGCGTCAGCACTACTAGACATCAACCTAAATACGCTACCAATATCTGCACCACCAATACCTCTTAACCTAGAACCTAGTGTACCGAGAATTCCTAAATTACCAAAACCGTTCATACTACATACCCCTATTTGCTAGCCATGGTGGGTTACCCTCACCTGCTGGTTGTTGCCCCATCTGTTGAGCTACTTGTGAATCTTGACTATCCATCTGTGGTGTTAGTGGATTTCCTGGCTGTGGTGCGCCAGTTTTTTGTTTTTGTTCCCACTCCATAGCCGCTAAAGCATCAGCTTCTGAATATCCTGGATTAGCTTGCATAATAGCTTGTAATCGTTGAGGATCTTGTTGCGTTTTTGGTACTTCTAAATCTATCACTACATTTTTAGGGTTTAATCCACGTTCTACTGCAATTCTAGTAAACTCTGATTTTGTTAGGTCCATAAACTGTTTTTTAGAAGTATAAATTTGTGCTGCCTGATTCAGTATATCATTCCTCATCTCATCAGTCAACAACTTACCATCTTTTGCTGCATTATAATTAGCACGCATCTTGTTAGACCAGCTACCAGCATTCTTTACAGTGGCATATTCACCTTCCCGAACCACTGCACCTGGATCGATCATACGTTGGTATGAGTTTATGAGTTTCATTTCGCCAGCTGGGGTAGCGTTTTTACTAGAGTAGGTACTAATTACTGCGTACTGATCCCGCACTTCAATAAATTTTGCATTCATATCTATGTAGCGCTTAGATAAGTCGTCCTCACCTTTAGAGTTTTTAGCAGCATCTAGTTGTGCTTCTGTACTATTCTTTTCCTCATTCACTAGTTGAGTCTGTAGCGCTTTTAAAGCTGGATCATTGGGGTCAGCTCCACGATCTTTAAGGTTTTGAATATCTGCATATAGTTGACCGATTTTAGTTTGTGCTCTAGCTGCCTTCTTTTCAGCCCCATATAGTTGACTGTCTGGCATACTTACACCCATAGATATTAATAACCTATTTTCAGCTTCTTTACTATATGAGTCTGGCATTGTTTTATCGACAGATTTAAGTACTGGGAGTATCTGTTGATAAACTTGTGGACGCTCATTTTCAGGTACGGCCAGTATAGATGCACCAAAACGTCCAAGAAGCATGTGACCATTCTTAATCATGTCTGTACGATCTTTCTCTGCTGTGAACTGTGAGGAACTAGCATCAGATATAGATTTGTCCATCTCAGCTTTGGTCTTTTGTGCAGACATATAGGTAGACATGTCTGTATGTTTTAGGTAATCCATCGCACCCTCAAAACCACCATCAGAAAAGGCTTGATTTAGCCCATCATCTAATTTCTTCTTACTCTCCATTGCGCCAAGTTCTAAGTCGAATTTTTTCTGTTCTCTAGAATTTTGTGATTCTTGCAAGGAAGCTTGTTGTTTTTTTATCTCTAATTCCTGCTGTTGTATTGCTAGGTTTTGCCTACTAGCTTTCATTGACTGCGAGCTCTGTAAACCTTCAGCCAACCCACTAAAAAAATCTGCCATATTAATTACTCCTAATTACAAAATCATTCCGGCTACAGATCCAGCTAGTGAACCAATACTACCCATCATACTGCCTTTCATGCTAGCATTTGCCATACTAGTTTGTGTCTTAAGTTGAGCATTCATCATCGCAGCCTGCAGTTGTGCGTCACCAGATTTTTGGAAAGATGTTTCCCTAGCCCTAGCAATATCTTGTGTAGTTTGTGCCTGCATTTGGCCATTGGCCATAGTGTATCCTGCCACCGTACCGCCTTGTGCCATTGTATTTTGAATACCTTGTTGAGCTGCTGGCATAGTCATCCCTGCCAGATTCGATAAGTGCTGTATCTGGCTTTGGTACGCATTAGTGGCGTAGTCTTCACCATACTTGGTCGCTGCTATCATAGCATTACCCGACTGAAGCATCCCAGTAGCGGCTTGTGATCTTTCTAGTGCTTTCTGTCCAGCGGCTAGTTGAACGGTATATCCTGGAGTAGCTTCTAATTTATCTTGTATTTGTTTTGAACTATATGCCTGTTCTGGTGTTTCACTATATTTGGATTGAAATTGAGTCTTTAAATCATTCAACTGTGTTAGGGCTTCGGCATTAGCCTTAAGAGTTTGGTTCATTATTTGTTCAGACTTATTTTTAAGAGTTGGATCTTTATCCTGATTATAGGAGTCAGTCACAATAGGTAAGTTTGATATAGAATTTACAAACGTGCCACGATCTTGATAAGGTTGGTTTGGGTCTTGTGTTGAGAATGGCATTGACTTAGGGTCTGCAATACCTGCATTTAATTGTGCTTGAAATGCTTTTGTACGATTAGTATCTCTACTGGCATAGTATGCTAAATCAGTATTAATACCTTGTTGTAGCTGGTCAATTTTATTTAAAATATTCCCTTTTGCCGCTGCCCTAGCTGCTGGGTCAGTAAGACTATTTGCCGATGCCATAGCATCCGCTAAATCATTAACAGCAACATACCCCCCTGCTGGATTGCCATCATTAGTTGTAAAATATTGAGCTATTCCTCGGGCTTTATCTGCCAATGGTACGGCCTTATCAAGAGGTGACATCCCTAACCATTTTCTTAACTCATTAGTAGCTTCTTGCGCAGTATCACTGAAGGCGTAATTGTCTTGCCTACCTTGAAGATAATACTGTACCGACTGATCATTAGCCCAATCTGCTGCTACTGAGAACTGTTTTGCTGCTATAGGAAATTGCCTCTCTATTATATCTGCGCCTTTCTGGTAGGATGACATAGCCGCGCTAGGGTCTACTGTAGCGGCAGTTGCCGTAGGTGATGCCATATTAATTACTCCTTAAAAATTTAGTTAGCAGCACTAAGCCACAAATCTGCCCACGCCAAGATATACCACCACCGATATAACCTTCTACCTGGAAACCTATCCTAGTAGCACAATCAATTACGTGTTTGCAACATATAGGTGTCTGTATGAGCACCTTATGGCCACCAATATTCTTCGCTATGTATGACAGTACTGCATTACCCCACTCAGTACGTACTTCTGATTTGCCCCAATACTTACTACCCAAATATGGGTGTAGTAATGTTAGGCCAGGGGTTTGGGGTTGGCACCAGAAAACCGACACTACACTACTACCATCCATTACCTTATACCAACTATAAGTTGTTTGCAGTACTAACTTCCCATTTTTATAGTCAACTAAGTCTAGGTCTGGGAGACCGACTCTACTAATTTTTTCGTCACTATAAAACCAACCCATTACTAGTTCTATATCTGTAACTAGTTCTATATGCATTATGCTAAAGTCCCAAATAGTGCCCAACTAAATGTATCATCAACTAAAGTACCTGATAGATTTCGAATATTTATTACAATTGCCGTAGTAGTTCTGCTGGCTACTATCTCATTAGCAACATTCCCAGTGCTTCCCGCAGTTACTACCCCTACAATGGTTGCAGTACTAGAAAATGCCTTACTTAAGTTCATTGTCCATATACCTGTACCACCATCTGTTAAACTAGTGACGCCTAACGAAGCCACTACAGTAGCCGTACCTCCACCACTAACATTTGCCCAGCACTTGGCAGACGATGGGGAGAATATTGCGTTTAGTGGTGTAGTTGCCACTGTATTGCTGGTTGCCGCTTCCATTTGTGCTTGAGTAGCTGCGGCTGCTATAGATAGTGTAAAGTCTGTATCTGGTAAAGTGATCGTCCTATTGGCTGTTGGTGCACCAGTAATTGAGTAGTAAAATCCACCACTACCAGTATTTGAGAATCTAAATATATCTGTTAATGCTGCCCCAGCAACTCTAGCTTGTACTGCAAAATACGTATCCTCACTACCTGCGGTCACGTCAGAGGCCCTGAATATTACTGAACCAAAATTGCATGGTTCCTCATCACTAGACTTTCCTTTATATAGAGACCCAGTACCTATACCGCTTGCAGGAGTACCTAAAGTTCCTGCCTGAACTACGTGAGCTAAAGCATCAGTATTGGTTCGCGTATCTTGGTAAACAACAGTAAAGGCTCCAGTACCTTTAGTTGTCGCCTTTAATCCAATGTTAGTATCAGATCCAGTTGCCACCAATGAAAGGTCTACTCCAGTGGCACTGTTAGTTGTGGTAATGTAATTGACAGCTGAGGCAACAGATGACAATTTACACAATACATTACCGTTAGAATCTACATATTGTATCCCTGTATTAGCCTCACCTTTAGCCTCTATCTTAGGTGGTAAGCCCGTCGAGTTATTTGTAATCTTTATGTAGTTTACAGCTGAAGCAGTTACTCCAAAATCTAGGATCTTATTTCCTGAAGCGTCAAGCACTACTCCAGTATCAGTATTGACATTATCCACTGTCCAAATAAGGTTTCCTAAAGAATCTTTCAACACTAATTTAGTGGGGCCTGCTAATACTACTAGAGCCTCCCCCCTAGAATCCAGTACTACTGGGTTAGTATTAGCATTAGTGGCAGCTGAGGAATCTGCAATACTTGGGTATGTGGCCTTATTTGTAGTAGTACCTACTACATAGGAGTACAGTAGGCCACCGCTTAGTGGGTCTCCATTATTGTCGAAAAACTGTACTTTTGGAGTGCCGAGAAATTGTGCCATTACCATTGTCCCCGTATTTTATCAATACTATCTAGCGCTGCATCTGATGCATCCTCTAATTCTTTTAACTTTACTGGGTCATTTAAATGATCTTTCGTAACCTTAATTTTCTTTATCTTGTCCGTTATGTCTCTCAAAACTTTACGCTCAGCTTTTACAGACTCTAAATCCTTCCCAGACTCCAAACCCTGAACAATTAGTGCATCGCTCCCAGATAGTACTTCATTTCTCTGCACCCGTACCTTCTCTAGTAAGAGATTTTTAACTTTTCCCATATCTAAATCTATCGATTTAGACTCTGTAACATCACACCAAGCAGATCTATAGGTTCTATCGGTCGGTAGGTCTGTCTCTGTAATCTCCCTAACCTTTACTGCACCAGCTGGTATAGATTTCTCCATAACATGGTTGTAGTACTCTTGGTCAGTCATTGGTCGCTCTGACCCATCATCACTATAAAATTTTAGTGTCTCATTTACAATTTCTTTCGGGACAGCATGTACCACGTACAGGTTCCCGTCAGAACCAGTATAAACTAATTTTAATGACATTACTATTCTCCTATAGGTCGCCAAATACGATAATACTCACATTATCTGTGTCAGTCAATGTTCCAGATAAATTTTTAGTTTGTATATTTAATGTTGTAGTAGAGTGGGATACATCAAAACAAACAAGGTCCCTTGCAATTGATCCAACAGTAAAGTTTGCACTACTAAATGTAATACTAAAATTAATTGTCACATCTCCAACCCCATTATCTGTCAGTGAGGTAACATTGTACACCTGATTTGCCGCTGCTGGAGCAGCATTTGATGTGTAATTTACAAATGCCTTCGCAGCGCTTGGGTGGTAAACTTGTCTACCTGGAGATACGAAAACACTTGTACTAGATGCTGACTCTTGCTCTGCTTGCGAAGCTGCTGAGATAGAGCTAGGGGTTGCCCATGTACCGTCCCCCCTCCAGAACGTACTACTAGAAGCACTAGTACCACTATTTAAATTTGCAACTGGTAAATTTCCTGTCACGTCAGTACTTAGAGCAATCTGTGACCAAGATGGTGCGGCACTAGCTGCCCCATCCCCAACTTGTAGCATAAATTTTCTAGTAGTTGTAGTATTTCCAGCAAGCTTTCCCAATGTGTTAGCTGCACTACTATATAGTATATCACCTAAAGCGTAACTTGTCAAGCCCGTACCGCCCTTAGTGGCACTAATTGCTGTTGCCGACCACGTTCCGGCAATAATAGATCCTGCGAAAGTGACGTCTAAACTAGGGTTGGCGATCCGCATCCCAATAGTGCTACCATTTACCACCAAATCTAGACTGTGGGTAGCTCCAGCCACACCCATAGCTAGGCGAGAATTAGTGGCATCTGGATAAAAAACCCCAGTTACGGTACCATCACTATTACGTATCATACCTTTTCTATCGTAGCCAGAGGCTGATCCACCACCACCTACAGAGTATAGAACAGTAGTATTGTCTGTATCATGGAAATAGTGCCCATAATTCCAACCATCCTCACCACAGATATAGTACCCAATATCGTTCCTAACTCCGGCAGGTAACCACCCAGTATGGCTTGAGGCTAAATATATACCTTTAGTTGCTGCCCCAGCTAAACTATTGTGTACTCCAAATTCGCACGCCCACTTACCGTCAGAAGTATTTCCTGTATCGTTTAGGACATGTGCTTCAAAAGCCCTAATTAGGTTTCCAGTACTAGCACCTGTAGCGACTAGGTTTTTAGCTGCGGCGCGTAGGGCCCCAGAATCAACCCCACTACCAGATTGATCAAGGGCAAAATCTCCCGTAACATAGCTTGTAGATGGGGCACTACCCACAGCCAATGTATGTGTAGTTTGTGGTTGGGTAGCTGTACCTAGAGCTAGTGTCCTAGTCTGAACATCGTCTGGTAAGCCAATGGTAGGATTTCCAGACACCCCATCCCCATTGGTTACTGTAATTTCGTATGTGGTGCCTGTAATAGTTCTTCCAACAAATGTATCAGTAGAGGTTTGAGTAAGAATACCACTAGTATTGTATGATGCTAAAGCTGTCAGGGTTGAGTCAAGTGGTTGATATGATCCTACAGCGAAACCGTACGTACCATCAACGTCATTGTAGGTTACTGAAATGTTAGTTTGCGTACCTCCAGTAATTGCACTTCCTATAATATCTTGAATATTCTCAGGATTTACCGAAACCTCACCTGTCCCACTTACGCTGAAATCGCTAGCCTTAAAACTTGCTACACCTGTAGTGCTGGTAGTGGCTAGGTCGATAGATACAGTAGAGTATCCGGTAGCCGCTGTCGTTATAGTTATTGGGGAAACACTTGAGTAAGTGGCGGCTCTCTGTATAGCTGTTAGGTAAGCTCGTACAGCCGTACTATCTAACTTTTCTAGGTTTGGTGGTATCGGTAATGTAGCCACTACTGACCCCCACCTACGGCAGAAGAACCACTTACGGTGACCGCAGCATCGATAATGGCAAACTTACATGGGGCCGTAACCCTAATCTCAAACATCCACTCCCTACTGGTACCCAATCTATTCCATGTTATCGGCTTATTATAGTTTCCAGTTGCCCCAAACGATCGCCATAATTCGTCAGACCAAACATAGCCACCATCATTGGAGTATCTTAACATAAAGTATGGCTCATCATCGGTTGGTGAGGATTTACCAGTTTCTACCCTTAACTGAAGGCAGTCACACCCAACTAGGTCAAATTCATTACTAAATACTTTAGTACTACTAATTCGATGGATTGGGTTACCACCCTCTGTATACGTATCTTTATCTAAAATATAGATATTACCACTTTGTCGATCCCCTACCAAATCCCATTTCCCATACTGTGCATGACAATTAGTGAGGTCATGCTCAAACTCTCCAGCGGCATTCCAATAGGCACGTTCATGCCATTGTTGGGTTACGGCATCATAAGCCCACGTCTTCTTTGCTGATGGGAAGCAGAATACGGCAAATAGGCTTCCCCTATCGAAGTGTTGGTATGCAAAACAATCATCAAACCTAGTATATGACTGAATTTCAGCACTAATATCTGGTGTAGAGATAACCTCTGGAGCATATCCATTGGCCCTAACAATAAATCCTCTATGATCTATCCACATTAGGGAGTTGTCAAAATTAATAATAGATGCAGCAGCGGCGCACCCTAGATTAATGTGGGCACCATCACGGACACTGAATGGGAATCCTGTAGGGTTAGCAGCATTCCAATATATTTGAACACTTTTGGAGCCAAATACCCACAGCTCCCTTTTATCGGATGCCAGCCCTACAATATTATCTGGACTAGCTTCTGCAGTAGTTACATCTAGTGGATCTATACTGCTACCGTCGTTTATTGCAGTAGCATGTACTAGTCCCGTATTTGGTGTTGAGTACATGAAGTAGGAGTCTATGAATACTACAGAACTCAGTCCTGTAAAATCAGGATCAGTTATTTGGGATAAAGTATCTGTTGAAGGTGTTAGGATGTACCCAGAAGTACCACCATCACCAAACATTATTTGGGTTGGGTTCCGGTCCCAGAATATCCGTTCCCCAGCCAACGATACAGTGCCGATTAAGGTAGTAGTTGCTGTCTTATCTGTATCGTTAATGGTTAACTTATAGACACTACTGTCCGCTATAGCATATATGCTAGTGTTAAATTCAAAAATAGCCCTTATTTTAGTTGCACCAGAAATAGTGCATAATGTGCGCTTTCCAGCAGTAGGAACCATAATAAACTTACTACTGTCATTCCTACCTGCAGGTGAGGGTGCAGGGTACATATTTATTCGTCTTTGATAGTTACTATCTTGAGATACGCACTTACTGGATGGTCCGTTTATATTTAGCTGCATAATTAGTCCACTACCTCAGGGCCAAAATTTAGGCTTGTAACCTCATTATCAAAATCCAACATATCAGATAGCATTGTTGAGGCTTTAGCTCCGACTGATGAACCATCTTTACCGAATGGATCACACAACCTAAAGGCTAGTTGGTATGTTATACACTCTAACCATTCACTTGGAAAATCGAAATTATCACTTGCAGCATCTACGTCCTCTAATTGTTTACTGTAAATAAACTTAAAGTAGTAGTCAACACTGCTTGGTCGGGGCCATAGATGTAGTGTTCCAGTAGTGAGTCCTGGGCGGTAGTACGCACTATTTGGAGCACCGTTACTACCCTTACTAGGCATGCGCATGTACTCATCTTGACTAACAATATTTATTGGAATTTCAATCGCTACACTGTTGGATGTAGATGTTTCTACACCTGTGCAGCGTCGCATACTGTGAATCCTCAATGGCTTCCCTAATCTTGTGGTAAATGAGTATATATTTGCTGCATCTGATGCAGCGCTAGCTAACCCACTAGTTAGTGTTATGGTTGTGGAGGAATCTACACTAACAATAGTTGTCCAATGTATAGTGCCGTCGTCCAACACAATTCCAACATTATCTGAAGCAAGCATGTTAGTGGTCGAACTAACAACTAATGTCGTGTCTGAGGCGATATGTGCACCAGTTAATGTGGTCATAACTACGTCTGAGGAGTCGGAGGCATAGACTGTACTAGCCCCCAACTCATATTGGGCAGTATTTTTGGTTACAAATAGTACTCCCTCCACCATTTTCCATAGATGTATGTCCTTACCTTCCCATGATTTAATCATTTTATTTAGAATATTTACTGAGAAATTCATATCTTCAGCGGATATAGTCTTACCTACCCCATATACTCCAATCAGTTGAAGTGCATCATATACTATCTCGTTACGAGTTTGTGTGAAATTGGTTGATCCGGAGGTTGCCATAAATTTACCCTATATAGTAGTAGTGTTTGCTGAGTTTGAAACACTGCTTGTGCCATGGTCGTTAATCGCACTTATGCGATAATTATATTGTGTAGTATCGGATGTTGTCTCATCCAAATAGTAGGTGGCAACTGTTGCAGAATTTGCAACGGTTGTACTAAATCCGCCACCAACTGGGGATTCTCTCTCTATCTTGTACCCCTTTATGGGTGAGCTTCCGACACCTAGTGTTATAGCCCAGGACAACATTATGTTTCCATCACTGTCTGGTTCTGCTATTAGTTGGGTTGGTGCCCCTGGGGCGTCACCGCTTGGGTAGGTAGTGGATCCGTTCTCTATCTCTTCGATTGTATCGATAAATGAGTATGTGGCTGGCTGCTCTACACGTACTTTAGAAGGATTTGGGGTATAACGGATTTTAAGGGCTTCTAAGCGAATTTGTGGGTTGGTCTTATCTTTATCATTCTTACAGACTAAAAGCCCGTTCTGGGTGCTGTGTTGGTCCCTGACGACCAATAATTCTTTAGCCCTAAACTTCCTCCCACACACATCACAAATAGCGTAATGGCCAGCATTGCCCACACCGTGATGATGTGGGACTTTTATATTCCAGCCAGTAGTCATACTATTTCTTAACCCACAATACCATTGTGACTTCATCACCCGAATCTAGGTTTGCGGTAGTAAGCACTATATCTCCAGTGGCTCCTGTACCGTTAGGGTTACATATGCCACCTATATCCCAGTATTTAATTTTAGGGCTATTAACTGGGTTGAATGCTCCTATGGCGGAATCTGTAGTTTGATCCCATTCTAGGCGACAAATACAGTCGGAGCCGGAGAACTGTACTTGCATTAGTTTACCCTTACTAACAGCATTGAAAAATGCTGAATTATCAAATACTACGGTATCGCTTTCTTCCGAACCATCCGATACGATGTGCACTAAGACAACAACAATGTTTTGTGTGTCTTGTATGGTTCTTGACGTAATAGTGTTAGCCATTTATTTACTCTTTAAAATTGAATTAAGTGAGGGGAAATTACATCCCCTCGAATAGCCTATATTAGGCGTCAGTTGATGCGGTAGTATTGATTTCCATACTGTGCTCACCTGCCAAGTTACAAACCTGAATAGGTCCGAACTGGTGTAAGGTTGCAGCAGTAATAGATTCAGTAATATTTGCAGCATTGTCAGTCAACATTAGCATCAGGTTAGGCCCTGCTCGACCTGTTGAGCCTGTTACTGTATCTTTAATACATAAGTCGGCAGCATTTTTAGTCCAAATGTAGCCATCATGTACGGAAAGATTTGTAGTAGCTGTAGTCTTAACGTCGATAGCGGCATTACTGAAGTTACCAACGATTCTAAAGTTACGAATAACAATAGTATCACCACCAACTAAAGCTATAGCGCTAACGCCACCAGCAGCAGCGGCCCCGTTATAGACTAACCCTTCTACAAGCAATCTATCAGCGGCAGCAGTAGTTAGGATACCTAACCCCATCTGACCTGTAACGTCTCTCAACTCGCAGTTTATTAAGCTTACATCAGCAGCAGAAACTACTACAGCTGATACAACAGCATCTATACCACCAGTGAACAATATGTTATACAAGCTTACACTTGCGGCACTAATTGCAACCGTTGAGGCAGTAGCCGTTAGGTTAACTTTAGCACGTAGTGCACCTTGACCTAAACCGATCACAGCAACACCCGCCACATCTAAAGCAAGTCCAGCGGCAGCACTTACAGTTTCTACGTGACCAGGCATAACCATGATTATGTCACCACGTGAAGCTGTACACTTACCGACGGCGTAATCTATTGATGCGAAAGGCTTTTGATATGTTCCTGGGTTACCATTAGAACCACCGATACCACCTTCTGCTATAACAGAACTACCGTTTACCCAAAATACTTTTCCAGGATGTGCTACTTGAACAGGTAAACCACGAATGGTTATACCTTCAGCAAATCCGCCTGGGAAGTTTGAAATTGGCATTTATTTTATCTCCTATTTAACTCGAATAGAGCTGGGGGACTAGCCCCCAGACACTAAATAGTTTGATTAAGCTCCAGCAGAGCCGATTATGCAACGTGGGTTAGTCCAACCTAAGGAATAACGTTCAGTTACTTTGAAGCCCATATTTTCGGAGTCAAAGTCTGACGTATCATTAGTGATTTCTAGTGCACGACGTTGGAAGGACTGTAAACCTTGTCCTACGTCAGTTAAGATGAACCATGCGTCACTGTCAGATAGGTAGTGATTAACCATATATCCTTCAGGGAATACACCCTTCATTCTTAATGCATTAACGTTATTGTTGCTTGTATCAGATTGCAAAGTCGATTCTAAAATACGAGCCGCATTAAAGACGTCTTCTTTTGCTATGATCAGTTTACGTGGCATTACAGCTATACGCTTTCCTGCATCGTCCGTGAAACCCATTAATTGGATCACAGCAGATTCAAGCGAAGCTTCTGACAAGTCAGCAGCAGTAGCTAGGACGTTGGAATACGTACCACCTTTACCTAGTGGGTGATCTGAAGCACATAATGCCTTAGAGTCAGCACCTAAATAAGATGTACTGAACGCACGATTTAATACGTTAGCATGTACAGTTTCTTTAGTAATACGTGCGGATTTACCCAATTCACGTGATCTAAAGTCTGCTAATGCAGTGTATTTGTTGTCTTCGATTTCTTCTCTGGTGATCTTGAAACCATTAGCGTATACCACCGGACGGTATTGTTTTACCAAACCTTGTGACATAGAGCTATAGCTTATTGCCTCACCTTCTGGCTTAACTTTCATTAAACCAAGACCGTTAACCATGACTTGTTCTTCATAGTTTTGGTCAGATGTTTTAACATCAAAGATTGCCTTATATTCTTGGTCGAACTCTTTATAGTCCATACCAACCCATTCATCAACACCTGGTTTTAACGCCTTAGCGAATGAACTTATACTTATAATACTCATTATTTATTGCTCCTTAGATTATGTAGGTGTACCGACGCCTTTATACGTGTGTTCGTTAATTAAAACTTCAAACACCGTATATGCGCCCAACTCATTACCTACACGATCAGCCATAGCTAAGATTTGTAAGTTATCACCGGTACCAGCATTGCTAGAATCCAACACTACAGTACTTAAACCAAGAGTTGTATCAGCATTACCTATAGTTGCATAGTCTGCTGCTTCACCAATATCGGTTACTGCCACTGAACTAGCGTCACTATCTTCTTGTATTTCAAAGACCATGTAAGGGTCATCACATACAAGTACCATACCTTTATCGGCAGCTGCCATATGTTTAGCGTTATGAGCTGGACCAGGCAAAGCCAAGTCAAATTCAAAACCAACAACAACACCAGTCGTTAAACCACCAGCAGTTGCACGAGTTACTAACGGAATACCGTCTTGTAATGCACCATTAGTTCCGATTATAGACGATGTACCAGTCAATACGACGGGATCACCTACACCTAGAATAACTGATGCTTCTTTTCTATACCGGCTAACACGACCCGTGTTTTTGCCAGTAGTCAAAGACCTAACAGGCACTAGGCCGAAAGGTTTATTGCTATTTGCCATTTATTAATGTTTCCTAATTAAAAATTATCCATTCTTGAAAACACCACCATACGTGTAAGCTTTAGTGCTCTGCGTAGGGTCGATTTCATTTTCAAGTTCAATTGTTTTGTTATCTTTTAGCTGTTGATCCTCTTGCCACCATTCTAATGGTATTTCCATAAGGTAGGCCATTCTTCCCATACCTTCTTGAAGAGTTTTATTAACAACTTTTCTTATACAGCTATTATCCAATACTGATGGATCTTGTACCTGTCCGGTACTCTCATTTCCTTCGTTTCTAACGAATGTATATCCTGCTTTTAGGAACATATCTATACGCCCTGCATAGTCATTCACATATCTACGGTGAAAACCTGGCCTGGACTCTGAATTTAGCACGGACTGTGCCGCTATCGGTGTACGCTCTACGCGCTTTTTAGTCTCTGTTTTTTTAACTTCTACTTCTTTAGTCATTATCTTAATTCTCCACTCTTTACTAATGTATCAATATACTTGTCTTCAGTCATTGCACCACGTTTTACAAAGTTACGGCATACTTCCTTCTGGACGTCGTTTAGGTCCTTAAAGGAGTACTGCTTCTTTCTGTGTACTTGACCTGTTGGTACTGCATCAGATATAGCACCTACCATTCCTGAACTACTACTTTCTTTACCAAAGTAATTAGGGAACTTTTTAGCCATATCTTTACGCAATAACTTGACAGCTTCTTCGGGGTCTTTGATACCTGTATTATCTAATTCCGCACACCTGTTTTTGAAGAATGTGTTCATCTCAGCGTGGTCTAAGTCTATATAGTCAGCCAACCATGCCTTATTTTCTTCTTGGAACGCCTTTACAGCTTCATGTTCAAGAATGTCTGGTTGTTGTGCTACGGGTTCAGCAACTTTAGATTCATACTCACGTATTTGGTGATCTAGTGCATTTACTGACTTTTCATCACTTAGGGCTATAGCATCGGATCGTTGACGTTTTAAGTCTTCCAATGCTTCCTGATACCCTGCCTTACGCTCAATAGCTTGTTGTGCTATCAACTGTTCGACAGTTTGTTTTAATTCTTTTATTTCCTTACCACGTGCTTTGATTTCTTTATAGTATGGTTCATCATCTAGAAATTCTTTTGCAGTCTTGGGACCGTCCGGTCTCCAACCCTTTGCACGTGCTTCTGATTCAAAGGCTTCTTGCGATGCCTTAACGGTCTCATCAGACAGACCAGCTTTTCGAAGGTTCTCTGTAACTTCAGCAACTACGCTTTCTTGAGGTTCTAAACTCTCATCACTCATGTGTTAACTCCTAACAACGCCTAAAATATCTTGATCATTAATTAATCGGTATATGTCTTTAGTTTCTAAGTCTGTTTTAAAGACTCCAGAATGTTTATTAACAAACACCATATCACCTACCTTACACCAGGGGGTACCGTCTCCAAGTTCTTTGAAAGCTTGTGGGCCTATACCTACAACCTCACCCTCATCTTGGGAATAGCGCTCTCTAGTTAGTCCATCTCCTGTGGCTAGTACAATACCGCCAGTAGAAACTTCCTCGAAAGGTTTTACTTTAATTAATACTCGATGCCCTACTGGGACTATATTCATCATCTTTGCTGATCTCCTCAACTTCTCCATACTCGATTTCTAATAGACGGTCTAATCCGTCCCGTTCCCCCACTAAACGAATAGCTATCTTATGCCAGTCATTAGACATTAAGGCATTAGAATCTATAAGTTCGTGGTTGATCTCTTCCCTACGCTCTCTTAGTAGGGCAAATACTGTTTTAGTAACGTCATCATTCAACCAAGCTCTAAACTGTGTTGCTGATATCTCGTTACTACTCATTTGATGGTTTCTCTCTAGATTTAGCCTCTATTTCAGCTAACTTAACTTGAGCGCTAAGTTCAGCCTTATGGCCTTCTGTTAACGCCTTCAGTGTGTCTGAGTCATGGCTATCTTGTGATGATAGTTCCGCATGAGCAACTTGAACCATCAACTTAGCATTGTCTTGCTCCATCCTATGACCAACTTCAACTTCCTTAATGTTGGCTTTGTGCTCTTCTTTAGCAGCAACTATACCAACCTTCGTGGAACCAAGTTTCATATCGTGAGTCATCTTAACTATTCGAGCTGCGCTCTCATTTTCTAAGGCTTCAACCTGCTTAGCTTGAACATCAGCCTGTTGTTTCTGTATCAATAACTCGTTAGCCTTCATTTGCAGGTCTTGAGGTATCTTAGCAGCTTGTGCCTGTATGAGTGCAGCTTCAGCCATAAGTTTTTGCTGTTCTGGTGACGGACCTTGATCTTGTGGAGGTGTCATCAACTTAGCAATTATCGCTGGCTCAACTTCTAAAGCTTCTAAATAAAGCTTAGTAAGCTCTTCCTGATTAGGTACTGGCATTGCCATGATAGCCTGAATCTTTGCAACTCTTTGTGTAGCGCTAGCCAATGAAGGGTCGGCTACTGGTGAGATGTCAATACTTTCAATATCGAAATCTTGTTTACAGTCAGCGTTAGGATCATCTAACACCTTTCTGTACTCAGCATTGGTTAAATGCTTTTGGTTAATGTAGAATATCTTCTTAAGCTCAGAAGCTAAAGACTTATAATAGCGCTTGTTGATAGCCGTTAACACCTTAAGGGCATTATCTACACTATTTAACCATGCAGCTGCCGGAACGTTTGCAGGAGGTGCTTGCCCACTAGTTGTTTCACTAGATGAGGTTAACTCTTTACCTGCCACAATCAAAAGTTCTAACATTTTAAATAGAACTACTGACGGTTCCTTAGTAGGTAGTGGAACTATATTCTTCTGTAAGTCTACGCCCGTGGCTGAGTCTAAAACCTTCCACTCACCCATTTTAGGTCGCATATCGCCACCCTTAATACGTATACCTCTACCAACAAATCCAGATTGTAGGTTGTTTAGTGTACCACTATCTATAAGTTGGTTAATGACCGTATTAATGGCAGAATTGAGGGGGAGTAACAGAACACCGAAACCCAGGCTATAAAAGCCGCCGTCATGGTTCCGTATAAAATGGTAGTCCGTAAACCAGTGTTCAGGTTCAATACAAAGAACCTTCCCATTGACCATCTCAACGCTAGCAAACCTAGGCTTAATAGAAAGTACTTCACCACTATATCGGTGTAAAATAACAATATATGGTTCACGGTATCCGTCATCATCTAAATCCAAATAACAGTGTTGTTCTAACAATTCTAAGATAGGATCTTCAGAAGAGTCATTACCTTCTGACTTCTCTATAAGGTCTAGATCTACCTCGCGGTAGTTTCCGTACCTAATTTGTTCTACAATATCATTCTTGTAGACGTGCATAATGTGCGTTATACGTCTAGCATCTTTTAGAGAGCTGATGTTGTAATCCACAACAACCTTATCAGGGTTGCACATCCTAGAGACTGGGCGTCTCTTTATTGGGTCATAGTACGTCTTCTTAAATACAGTACCAACAATAGATAGTGTATGTAGGGAGATGTCAAGTCCTTCTTCCCACTCGTCGCATTGCTGCAATAATTGGTAGCTCATAAAGTTAGATACATTATTGGCCTTATATTGCTTAATCCCATTAGGATCATTACCAACAACTGCACCCTTAACTAATCTATTATTTTTAATAATTTCAGGGTAGGTTCTGGCTGCAAAGTCGATAGATGCTTTAGTGATTAATGGATACTTTACATTAGAAGCATTGGGCCACGGGTGATCTTTAGTTTCAACCGTTTGTTTAGCCATTTCCATGGCTTTATCATTTAATTCCTTCCATTGGGTCCTAGTTGATTCGTCGTACTCGTACCCTTCTACAACTTGCCTAGATATAGAACTTAGTACATCGTCGTCGAGCTGCGATGCTAAGTTTTTACTCTTTTTTATGTCCGATATATCCAATTTAATACCCTGTTATGTTGTCGCGACCTTCGGTCGATGATGTGTAGGATTGTTCCTCTAAGTCTTCAGCTTCTTGTTCAGTAATGGCCATTTCAAGACCAGTCATTACGGCGTATCTTAACGCATCCATGGCATGGTCGTTCTTTTTAACGATATGCCCTTTCTCATCTCTACGATAAACCCTCTTTTCTGCTATAACATCTTTACAAGATTGAAATATAAACAATCTACCGGATGAGAACAGGTGGGATACTTGTTGAAGTCCAGCTTCAACGGAGTTATCAGCTAAAATTAGGTTTAACCCTTCACGGTTATATAAATCTATTAACCTAACACCATCTGATTGGTTTCTACCTTCTGATGCTGGGTCAATTGCTCCAGGGATCCAAGATCCACGAGACTTAATAGCACTAGCATGTATAGGTACCACTTCTTGCCCTTTATAGTGTTGTGAGTACACATATGATACGCCAGTATCTGGGTTAGTAGCTAACCACACTGCTGCTGTCCTATTCCAGCCAACGTCTAGACCGTAACACTTACGCCACCAAGGTGGTATAGGGAAGTCTTGAACAACTATATCATCATCGGCATATGGGTATATAGCACCAGAACCCAGAGAAGGAATACCTTTAGTTCGTGCCTCTCTTTCATGGGGCATATAGGCAGCTAGTGCCTGAGCTTTCCATTCTTCGCTTAAGTGTGGGACGTCATCCCAAGTAGCTGAAGCTATGTACCTATAAGGCGCTTCTGGGTGTACCCCACTTGGTGGGAACATACCATCTGGTAGGAACTTCATGACCACATCCGATATACCGAATAGAGGTGTAAAGGTGCAATAAATCATCCGGTATTCACCAGGTCCGCAAGCAGTACGAGTTAAGCACTCCGTAAAGATGCCCTGGTCTCTAGGCTCTTCATCGAGCCAAATAACGTCAATTTTAGTTCCTTGGAATGAATCTCTACCTTGATCGTAAGTCTTAAAGGTTAATTCCGAATAACCACCATCAACATGCTGCACTACTACCGTTTCTACTGCCTCAGCTACCCCGGGCTTTCTAATAGTTTTCACTATAGCAGACTTAGGTATCATGCCTGTACCCATGTCTGAGTTAGGGCCTAGTAGTTCAAACTGGATAACGTCCTTAGTAGCCTGTGCCGTAACACCAGCACACCATGCACGTATAGGTCCTGAGAACTTGTGACCTTTCCAACCCTCTGGATAATCTCCAGTTAGGTGGTAACTCATCTCATAAGCACCTACAGCAGTTTTACCTACACGGTTACCTGCGATAAAGGCTCTTTGCCTATAGGTTGCACCAGCAGCTAAAAAAGCTAAATGTTTAGGGTACAACTCAGCACGATACTTTCCCTTCTCTGGGAAAAACGTATCGCGTTTACTATACTTTAAACGTTTCTCTTTCTCTTCAAGAAGTGATAGGAGTTCACGCTTTAGTTCGTCGTCCGTCTTACTCATCCTCTGGGATTAGCTCCTTTAACTTCTTAATCTTATCGTCTAAGGCTTTAGTGTCTAAGTTCTCAATAGTGTTGATAGAGCCTATATTGATTTCTGTACCACCACCAGAAGCACTGCGGGTATAGTCTTCTTTAAACTTATTGTTTAGTATAATAGCTAAAGTCTTAGCATCACCTTTAATGGCACCTATAGCCATCTGAAAGGATAAGTTCTCATATGCTGCTAAAGATATTAGTTTAGACTCTTCATAAGCTTCTTTGAACTCAGGGTACAGGTCTAGCCAGTCATAAAAAGTCTTTCTAGACTTTATACCAATAGCTATACACATAGCAGCAACATGACCACCCTCTCGGGCCACCTTCTTAATCTCTTCACCCATCCATGGTTCGTACCAAGTCCCTTTTTTGGCCTTAATGACCTCGGGTTTGCTGTCTGTTGAGCTTTTCTTCAATTTTTTCTAACTTCTCGGTTATTTGATCACAAGATCTCTTGATGTAGTGTAGGTCTGTACCTACTATAGCCTGCCTTATTTGAATCTTATCAACTCTAGAATCTAATTCTTTAACATCACTAACAGTCTTCTTGTAGTGGAAGCCTAGCAGCCCCACTATACCTGTTATTGGTATAGACACCCAGTCAACAACATTAGAAAACAGATCAGTCATGAATTATTCCTTAGGGCTAACGTATGATGCGTGTTCAAACCAGAATTTACGCTTAGTACCAGGTTCTAGATTCTTTGCCATCTCAAAAGTTAATAAAAGCTGTGGTGATACAGTTTTTACGTCAGTAACTTCTAGAAATTTATTAACATTTTTACGTAATTCAGCTACTTGGTCGTTTGTAGGTTCTTTGAAACACTCTACAGCGACATAACTAACCCCTGATTCATCATTTAAATCCTTAAATGTAAATATTTTGTCTATATTGTAGTCAGTATGCCCTAATTTGGTTAAGGACATGTTAGTGTATGCGCTTCTTGTCTTTGTAAATTCTATAAAAACGGTCTTATTCACTTGAATCCCCTATTTCTTGAAGAAAGTTTCTTTAACTTTTTGTATACCGAAGTATGAGGCCACCATTGATAACACAAATAGCTGGTATGTCTCTGGAATATTTGCCTTAATGAGTATCATTAAGTGGTAAACTACCTGACTTCCGTATTGTGGGAAGCCAAAAAGGTCTGGAACCATCATCCAGAATGGTGCAGACATAGCAATAATTAGTAGCCGTCTAAAACCTCTATCGCCTAAAGGCTGTTTTAGGTTCTCAAGGGCTACTAATGATTCAGCCGTTGTAGCTTCCTTAGCCATTTCTACCTTAGTTTTCTCAATCTCTAGCTCTTTTTGCCTAGTTAGTTCTTTCATTTCCTTATCGTGCTTGAAAGAATCGACTATAGAGCCAATTATGGACGTTATGGGCGATACTAGGGAGGCTAATATGGGTAGCATATTACTTCTTCGCTTTACGTGCTGCGGCCTCTGCTTCAGCCTGTGCTTGCAATTGGTCAATAACTGGACCTATCTCAACAACTATGCTCAATGCCTTATCAGGGGCTTTAGAAGCTAGGTACTTGAACACTGGACCAACTAAGGACAATAAGATCTTACTAATAAGTTCTAACATTGCTTTATTTCTCCGATTTACGTTTATTTAACATGCTGGCTTCTGCCAGTACTTCCTTACCCCACACCATTACATTGCTTGGTAGGAAGTAATCACTATTGGGGTTAACCCATGAGTTTGTTATATGCCTATTAGTGGCATTAATATTCTGTACTCTAGAATCGTCTACAACCGATTTTGAGACCCCTAGAGGGTGTTTAAATGGATTGGGGAGTAGGCTACCTGCCCTTAGTATTAAATCGCGCTTGTGGAAGACGTTTGTTATTTTAGACGCACAATCTTGAGGCCATACTAAATCATTATCCAATGCTGCACCAAAAAGCCATATAGTGCTGAACTTCTCCCCCATCCTCGCAGCCTCGTAGACTACAAGAGCACCTCTTGAGTGTGCTAACACGATTAAATCATTGTCAGTAGTCGCCTTCAATCTTCGGGCATCACTGATCAAGTCATTGTGGTTAACACTGATGGTGTTGTAGTGATAAAGAAACTCTGTAACTTTGACTTTCTCAGGATTACACCAACGCTTTAAATAAGCTGTAAGGTTACTGATACTGTCACTAGTGTTCTTGCCTGCATGGTAGCCAGTAACGACTATTACTTCAACCATTATTTATTATTTCCCATGAGTTCATTAGAGACGTACTTGTCCCATGTATGCGATATGTAGTAGTTCCTGTGGTAACTGCACTTCGTTTGTTACGTTGTTGCTAGTCGTTCACGTTGTTCACTATACATTATATGTCCTGGCAGTAACCTTAGTGAATGCCAGATCTGTAGACTATTAATCATTTATCAAGAATCGTGGCAGGGACGCCTCCCAAACCTGCGGACCGATCAGCCGTACTACTCCCCGGTGCATAAAGCGTGTCCTCCATCCCCCTATCGGGGTGCATGTACCGACTGAGGTTTCGTCATGGTATCATGTAGAGCTTGTTTATTCTCCCCTCACAGTTTCGGGGATAGGGCCGTCTCTTAAAGCCCTGATTAATAGTATCTCATCTAGTAGTATAGCACTGTTTGGTGTAGTTGTCAAGGGGGAGGGGAAAAATATTTTAGGCTTGCCCGATTTTCGCAGTTTGCGGCAGTTTTGACACCACACAAATTAGCCTCTATATGTCGCTAATGGTAGTTACAATTAGGTAGTATACTGGAAGTGTATATAATATCATATAAGGGGGATATGTGCACCTGTAGTGGCGTTTGGAGGAGCCCCAGAGGAAGGCCCCTTTCCGTGTAGCCCCGACATGGTCGGTATTTAGGCCACCTAACCCGTTTTTTAAGGTCGTGGTGACGTTTTTGTATCTAACCCTATATACCCCTGGCGGGATAGGAGGTTAGTTACTGTAGTGCCATTATTTTTAAGTCCCCAGATGGCACTATTAGGGGGGACTAGGTTCCAATATATCCTAAAGGGTATATTGAGCCACCTAGTGGGTGACGAATTAATGGGGGTTTTGTTGCAGAGCGGACCCCTTACCGCTCCCCCTAACGTGGGTAGGGGACCCTCTAGAGAAAAGGTGTACTGGTATTTCGCTACGCAATTTACAACGGTCAGGAACTCCTAACCTTCTCAGTACACGATAAAAGGAGGGTACCTAAATCGGTACCCTTAAGTGGCCATCCTTAGCTAACCATGTATTCTTTTATTAAGTCTTGATATAATTATAGCACGATAATCTCTATGTGTCAAGCTCCTCTACGAAAGATTCTCTAAATTTAGCGTGGTACTTGTCCATAACCTCATGTAACTGGTCTAGTATCTCCGATATTTTAGGTCCATCATCCGTACATGCAGCAGAAATATATGCTTTGTATGTGGCGTGTACTGCATGTGACAGGTCTTGGTATATCTCTAAGTCTTGTTTTTTCATCCCGATCGCCCCCATTTTGTGTTTCTTAACTGGTTCTTAACTACTTTCGCCCCTAACGGGACTATTACTTTAATAATAGCACTATTTAGTCTGTATGTCAAGTATTGTAAGCCATTGTTATTTAAGCCTTTCGTTCCAAAATACGCTAAAGCATATTTTGAACTTCCCCCTGTAATTTGGAATGAAGAAGTAACAGAGATGGGTACCCACTATGTCTTTCTTTTTTATTTATTTATTGTTCCCCACCATCTT